AGTGGGTCACGAAGCTGATGAACGCCATCCGGAAGGCAAGCGGATCAATCGGCTCTTGCCCCAAGACTGGATAAACGTGCTCGTTTACCCACGGCTCGATGATATCTGGCATCGGGAGGACTTCGTACCATTCCCGGCCATCCTCAGCGACGAGCGCCATAGAGATCAGTTGCCCGCCGAATCCGTTGAATTCACAATCGACCGCGATTTTCATGCTGCTATCCTTGTCTTGGAGGGGAGAACTGCGGAAACGGGGGTGGGTGGAAAATCGGTTCATTTGACGCACTCGACCTCTATGCCAAGCAAGCCCCGCATCATTTTGCGCTTGAGTTTGAACTCTTTCGTCTGAAATCCCTTCACGTCGATCACACGAAAGCGGCCTTCGACTTTATCCCAGAAGGCGAAATCGCATTTGTAAACGGCCATCAAATACCCATTCGTGCCGAACAATGAGAATGGTCGCTGCAATTCAACGCCGTCCACCTCGCCAGCCTTCTCTCGCAGTTTCAACTCGGAATAATATGCGGCTTCCCTTTTGCTATCGAACCGCAGCCCATCGATCGTAACGGGGGTATTGCCGTATTTCGAACGCTTCGGCTTCTCGGTTGTCGCCTTGAACTCTGCTGCTGACATGCGCTGGGTCATCAGAAATCCTCCGCAAGCGCCCTGTCGATCAGGTAGCGGAGATCACGAAGCTCCTCGACGGAGACGGCGTGCGTTTGGATCTGAGCGTCTTCATTCCAGCCAACCTGGCAGCCGATCGAAGCGCCATAGCCGTAACCGTGGCCAAGGTAGCCGTCCCTGTTTACCTCTAGGGTGATGCGGCCTATTGTTTGCTTGTAGTGGGTGCGGGTGGTCATGCGGGAGCCCTCGATTGTAGAATTGCATGTCCGATAAGCTCTGGAATTTGAGGAACTACCGAGTTTCCAAGGGCGGCAAGTCTGTCCACAACGAAGGGAACCCCATCATGCCTTCCACAAATTCGGGATTTGGGTAAATGGGATCGTCCGGGCCATCTCGCAAAACTTCCCTCAGATTGCTGAAGCACGTTCCACTGCCGAAATATCGGCCTCGTGGGCTCCCTTTGCTGTCCGAACTCTTCGTTGGGGTAGGCAAGTATCCAAACTCTGTCCCTACGATGCCAGGCGCCAAGGTAGGAAGCTGGAAGGCTATGCCATTCCGCATCATACCCGACCTCGGCCAAGTCTCCGAGAACTCGGCCAAACCATGCTCCCGGTCGGTCACCGGGCCCACTAAGGATGTTTGTGACGTTCTCCAAGACCGCGATGCTTGGTCGTATCTCATCAACCAATCTGACCAGCTCGGAATAGAGGCCGCTTCGAGTGCCTTTATCCAATCCAACTTTGGCCCCGGCGATGCTAACATCTTGGCACGGGAACCCACCCGTGATGACATCAACGGCAATTCCGTCGCTTCGAAGAGTGTCGGCTGTGAGTTCTCGTACGTCATGATAGCAGGGAACCTCTGGCCAATGTTTCTTGAGGACGCGCCTCGGGAATTCTTCGATCTCGCAGAACGCCACGGTCTCAAAGCCACCAGTGCGCTCTAGGCCAAGGCTGAACCCGCCGATACCTGAGAACAAATCCAACACTTTCAGCTTCGTCATTGCCTTCACCATTCTCTGAGAGAAATGGCCCCCGCCATGACAGGCGGGAGCAAGTTGATCAGAGGGCGTTCTCAAGCCGGGAAAGAGCGGCTTGGGCTTCTTGGATGGTGTTATGGGAGCGACGGGCGAAGTCATGCAGATCGGGCAAAATTGCGCTCTGGGACACTTCCTTGAGCCCGGTTTGGGTGGCAGGGGTCGGAACGCTACCAACAATCCGGTCGACAATCTGCTGAACGCGCAATGACAGGTTGATTGCGGCGTCAAGCGTTTCGCGGGCCATAGCGATTGCTGTCATATCGACATTGGGTGCTGTAGCGTCCAGTTGTGCGTATGCCATATTCAGTTCCTTTCGTGGCTTTGAGAAAGAGCCCGGCCCGTTAAGGCCGAGCAGTTGGAGCGGAGGGAGGTTCCGCTCGGGGGAGGAGATTAGGCGGTGATATGCTTGACTGCCCACATGACCGCTTCTTCGGTCTTGGTCTTGGCGATCGAGAGTTCCCGGCTGTTGCCGCACTCGGCGATGAGATCAAGAAGCTCCTGGCCGCACGATTTGACCGTGGCCATGAGTTCCTTTTCCTTGTCGGTGAGGACGCGGTAATTGTGCCGGACGGCGTTGGCCGAATTGTTGACCGTGCGTTCGTCACTGGTGCTGCTCACTGTCTCTGTCATGCTACTTTCCTTTCGGTTTCTTCCGGTTGTTCTTCTCGGCAAATGACGCCGCAGAACGGGCAATAGGTCGCGAACATTGCGGAGGCTTTCGCCTTGCCACGGCCCTTTTCGATCTGTTCGGTTTCGATGAAGACGCGCCGCGTTTGGTCGCCGCCGATAAACATTGGCTCTAGAATGCGGGTGTTGCGTTCCGCGAGCTTTTCGTTGACAATCTCGATGCAGTTACAGGTCATCGTCATTCTCCCTGATTTCCGGAGCGATCCACTCGGCAAGACTGGCGGCGAAGCCCCTCAATCTGAGCGCTATGGAAAGCCTCGTCTTGACGCTCAAGCATTTCCGCCAGCCGCGTGGTCCTTGCGATGAACTCGGCATGTTCCCTCCTCGCGGCATCGATCAGCACGCGCTCTTGTTTTTTGGTTTCTGCTGCTCGGTGCAATTCACACATTTGCCAATGGCGGACGACATCGGAGCGGTTACTCCACCACTCCCAGAGCCGGCGCTCGGTCCATTGCTTCTTTGGCTCGTCTTTGTGCGGGAACAGCTTGTCGAGCACTTCCGCTGCGATGCTGATAATCACTGTCGGTCTGCCCGGACCGCCGATATCTCGGATGTAGCCTTGTGCTTGTAGTGCGTCGTCCATGGTCTTTTGCCCTTTATCAATTTGCCACGGTTTTTCGTTGTAAACTTTCATTTTTTCGGTGCCCTTCTGGTGCAAGAGTGATCTCACACCAGCCGATCAACTCAACAAAGGAGACGAACAAAACCCGCCTCACCTTCTTGCCGCTAAATCCCTCGTGCCCTGGAGGCGGATGCAAACCCCTTGCGTTTCCGTCTCTGGGATCACCGCGGGAGATAGGCGGTGGTTATTCACGGCATAGGCGACTGGTCTGCCAGGACACGGAGTCGCCAAGCCAATTTCATCCTGCTGGAGAGCCCCAATGTTTGGAGATCCAAACCCTATCGTTCACCGTGCCGCCGGAGCGCTCGATGCTGTAGCCGTAGCGGCGCAAAAGCTTGTTGGCCCGAATGCAGGCGCTGCAGAACAGCATGAAGGCATCCACGGGCTTTGAATATGTTCCGCCAAAGCAATCAGTGACGATCTCGACTGGAAGCCCTGAACTCCGCATTGCGACAGTGACGGGGATCGTGTCGGGATAGGCGCCGCTGAGAGCAGCCAAAACCTGCCTGTCAATTTCCCTGGTGGCTTCGAGGCGTGCTCGCACAATTCCATTGATTGTCGGGTGAGCGTTCATCACCGACCACCGAACTTGATGTCCGACGGCACGCCCATCGCTTTATCGTAGGCAAGGCGCAGAAGTCGCAGGGGAACCTCGACTGGATAATCATCATCCATCGGGACGTAGCCACCGACTTTCATTGCTGTGTCGTGCTCGTCACAATGGGCAACGTAATACCCCGCGAGTTCGCCAATGATTTCTCTGGCGTCCATTTATCCCTCCCTCTTCAGCAGATCGGCGATAGCGTCGGCAAGGCGGCGCTGGCCCTGTTCTTGGCGGTCCTTGATTGCGGGCGCGCTCGATTCCTTCGGTGTCTTCATTGGCTGGCTCAGGAGCCAGTCGAATACGTCTGGGGATGGGGTGGGGGTCATGGGTCAAGCCTCCCGAGCTTTGAGCATGGCGTCGGCGACGAGATATGCTGTTTGAGCCCAAGACGAGATTATCTTCTCGTCGCTGCCGAGGTGTGCCCAACTACGGCCGGGAATTATCGCCAGCGCTTGAGAGGCGAAGAAATCGCGCAGGCTCATTCCTTGGGCGTATTCCTTGGGCGGGCCGATTATTCCTGGATATGCAGGGCCACCGTTGTCAGTTTTCGCCAGATGTGCGGATGGAAGGTCTTCGCGGCGCTCGCATGGGCCAGACCCGCAAGTTTCGCATGGGCGATAAACTGTGATGCCTTGTTCGCGAAGGAGTTCGTTGCAGATTTTCATGTTGCTGCTCTCCCTGCTGGGGAGGGCTGAAGTGATTGGAAAAGGCCCGTTGCGAGCGCGATCCATTTCTTCTTTGCCGACTTCGGGAGGGTGGACCAATCATTGAGGATCTGACCCTTGCGATATGTCTCGCGAAGATACTTCGCCGCTTTGTCAATCGTGGCGTCGTCAGCAATGATGGCGAGGTCTTCGCGAATGAACCTCGGGCTTTCCTCTGTAGCCGCGGCGCAAGTCCAAAAGCCGCCGTGCGGGCCGAGCCCATCTTGAGCAACGCGAATCCTTTCTGGTGTTGCGGGTTTCACTGCACGCTCCTCCCGTTTGCCGGCGTCATCGAAGCCACATCAAGGGCGGGGAAGAGGCTCGATATCTTCGATCTGGCCCTATCCTCTTGCCGTACCCGTGATTTGAAATCGTCGTCGGCGACCTTGGAAGACGCCGCAGCCAAGGCCGCGCAAACGGTAGCCAGTTTTATTTGGATCGTGGATTCGGTTTTTGAACAGTGGACGACGCAGTCAGCATGATGCTTCAAACCTTCGCCATCAATGTAGGTAGCGCCTCGCCGGCTGCTGACACGGTATATTTCAAACACTATGTCGAGGTTGGCGATGACTCTGTTTATGTGCTCTTCCTTGCCCAACATGAGGCAAATAAGGTGCCACTGCGCACCTTGCGCGTCGCGTGGCCGGCTCCAGCGAGGATTGAAGGCCAAAACCCATTCGCCAGACTTGACTTCGATGGGGAAGCTCATTGATCGCCTTCCCGCGCGCCCTTAACCAGATGCTGCATGCACTTGGGAAAATAGAAGCGCTTGAGCGCCTCCGGGACGCAAGGGTTCTTGTCCACCGCTACCTCAGCGAGGCCGATTTGCTCGACGGCTTCAAAGAGGATTTTTACTGCTTTCGCCATCCCATTGCTGTTCATGCTGACTCCTCCGGCTGCTTTGGCCCCTTGGGCTCGCCGCTGCAAATGTGTCCGCGCCCAGTTTCTGGCCATCCGTCGTTGTACGGGAGGCCACCGCAGTGATTGCAGTAGTAGCGCTTGCGGTAATCGATTTGTTCGGTGGTGACTTGGCCACCGCACTTCGGGCAGGAGACGGAGAGCGTCATGCGGCAGTCTCCCGCCTGTCGTGCATGCATTTGTCCATGAACGCCATGAGGCGGTCATATGTGCGGATAGTGAACCCGGCCCCGTTGCGCACCCGCTTGAAGACCGTGTTGTCCTTCACTGCCTTCAAGCCAATCGTGGCTTCGGTCATCCCTGTGAGGAGGGAACACCGTTCGGCTGTGGCGATGAGTTTTGCTCTGAGTTCATGTTCCATACCGCTAACTAGATACGTTTTTTTCCGTAGTTTGCAAGCGAATATTTACGCATGGACGATTTTTTCCGTACAGGTAGTTTCGGCGGCATGAGTCTCATAGACAAAAAGCTACTTTTAGACGCCATGGAGGAAGCCGGAATCAAAGCCGCGCCACTTGCGCTGGCCATTGACCGCGACAAGGACTTTATCAGGGACTTCCTGAAGGGCCGGAAAGAAAGCCTGAAGCTCGAAGACGCGCAGAAGATCGCCAATAAGCTTGGCAAGCCACTGTCGAGCCTCACAGCCGGGCGCACAGACGATTTAAGCAGTCAGGGGATGGAAGTCATAGGGAAAGTCGCTGCCGGGCTCTACAGAGACATTACGGTTGAAAATCAAGACCCGGAGCGGCCGCGAATTACCTTCGCCCGAGACATGCGTTTTCCCTATGCCCAACAATACGCTCTTGAGGTAGAGGGCGATAGCATGAACGAGTTCGTCAGCGATGGCAGTTATGTAATTTGTGTCAACCTCGCCGAAAGCGGCATTCGGCTTTCCTCGGGAATGGTGGTGCACGTGGAAAAGTCGGTAATGGGGGGCCAATACATCGAGACCACGCTCAAGGAAGTTCGCCGCGAGCCGCGAGATACGATAATGCTCATACCTCGCAGCACAAACCCGTCTCATAAGCCCTTTCCTGCAAAGGGAGGCTCTGGAGACGAGGTTGAAATCAAAGGTGTCGTTATAGGCAAATGGGAACCTGTGAAATTTCTAACGTGAACCGCTTTCGAAAAAAGGTGTTATCCGTTTCTCTCTCGCTCTCGCTCTCGCTCTCATGTCTTGTATCAAGTCTCAAGTATCTCTCTGTCTCTGTGTATCTATAGACAAACGATACCCCTATGCATACCCCTTAGAGAGGGCTATGCTACACACATTTAGTCACGGCGGCTCGATTTCAAATCTCGTCGTTTTTCCTCGCTGCCATGCATCTCTTCATCGGCGGCTGACTGAATTTTGGCGCTGTTCAAAAAGCCTATTATTCTCTGGCACCCGAGATAATGCTTGTCGTTGGTGACGGGGTTTTCGGCGTACCACCCAGCAATATAAATTTCCGAAGTTTCGTCATCAAAAATAATAAGCCCAGCTTCCTCGACCTCGCGTCGGGCAGTCGTATATACGGCGGCGTCCCACCCCAAATCAGAAGACGCATAGCCGTCTGGCAGCTCGTAGCAGCCAGCACTCGTTTGATGCCGGCATGTCAGGAAATAGAGCATAGCGAGCTTGCCCTCAGTCGATAGGGCCTTGAACTGCCGCTTCCCCCACAACTGGGGGCTTACCTTCGAAAAGTCTCTCATCCGCGATCCTCAACATTTTAATGTGAGAACAGCCTAGCGGATTTTTCCGTCTAGTTCAAATTAAAAATATCGGAATTTTCCGCATTCCCTGTTGCAATACGTATTTTTCCGTATATGCTGAGTTTTGTCAGCAGCCGATCTGGTTCCCACGAAGAAGCTGCTGCACCGAAACAAACTGGAGGCGAATTGTGGATATCAACGAAATGACAATAGGCCAGGCGAAAGAGCTTGCGGCAATGTTCGCAGCATCTCAGCCGGCGAAAGTGTCCGGATCGAGCCTGATCGGACAGAAGGTTATCGTCAGGGCCGTATCGGCCGGCGTTCATTACGGGACGCTGAATGCGATCAACGGCGATACCGTGACACTCAGCAACGCCCGCCGCCTCTGGTCCTGGCAGGTTGCCGACAAGAAGGGCATTTCGCTCTCAGACGTTGCCGACCATGGCGCGTCGAAGGCTTCCAAGATTTGCACAGTCGTTCCCGAGCATATCGTTCTCGGTGCCTGCGAAATCATGACAACCAGCGCGGCGGCACAGGCCAGCATCGAGGGCGCCGATGTCCATCGTCCTTAAGCTCAAGAGCATTTCTTTCGAAGAAGACGGCGACGGCTCCGGCGACGGCTACGGCTACGGCGACGGCTACGGCTCCGGCTCCGGCTACGGCGACGGCTACGGCTCCGGCTCCGGCTACGGCGACGGCTACGGCTCCGGCTACGGCTCCGGCTCCGGCTCCGGCTCCGGCGACGGCTACGGCTCCGGCTACGGCTCCGGCTCCGGCTCCGGCTCCGGCGACGGC